ACCGAAGCCATACGCCGCTGCCGTTCAATGCAGTACTCTCCTTTGTCACCTTCCCATTCCCGAGCTATATTTACTCGCGAGTGCCCGCCCGCGCGGGCTCCTTGCGTCGCTCTTATTTCCTCCCAACTACTTACACTGCGGACAGGGACGCGAACGTATGTCACCTCACCCCGCCCAAGCGCCAGATTGTCCGCCGTATCCTTCTTCCCTAGGTGGTTCACCTCCCCGAAGGGTGAGCGCCCACAAGTGGGTCCTAAGGCAGTTCCGGACGGTCCGGGTCTGGTGAGAACGAACAGTGCAAGTTATCGTTGGTTTTTCATTGACGGAAACTTAAGTCTCACACGTGGAGCCAGTCAGGTCAAGCCTGAACGATGGTTCGCGTAGCTGCTTAGGTGGTCCGGATTCTCCAGAGAATCATACATGTCGCGACAGGTCGACACAATCACCAGATGATGTCAGGTGGGCGAACAAAGTCCCCATCCTTAGTAGCATCAAAAAGTGCCCACAAAGCCTCCCTCTGGAGCGCTTCCTCTTCATCTTCCCTCTGTCTCTTTAGGGCGCTCTTCTCCCTAGTCCGTTCCTCCACAAGCTCGCACAACTGGCATTCGTCAAAGAACAACGAATCCCCGACAAGTCGGGTACGGTCGTGGCAAAGCTGGAGGCAATCACGAACAGCGATTGGCACCCATACCTTCTTCTCTACTTCCCTTTTCCGTCTTAGTCTCTTGTCCGCTAAGACAGCACGCTCTTTCCCCCTCCGTGTCGCGGTTGACTTCAAGTACCGGACCACATCCACCAGCCTTTCCTTTCCGGGCGCCTCAAAAGGACCCATTTCCCAATGAGCCTCCACAATCGCCGGAGCAATCACCTTATCGTCAGCCAGATCCTGGTTCTCCTCGCACAAAACAAGCGAGGGGTGTAAACCAGAAACTGCCGTCGGAATAGGGATTTCCCACCCAGTTCTAGTCTTCTCTCTCCTCCACAAGGACACCGGAATACATCTCCCGTGGTTCGGGAGACGCAAGCCGAGTGCGAACAACGACCTGCCACCCTTACGGATGGTACGTTCGTTCAATGCGAGGAAATGACGATAGAACACCGGGGAACGGGTGCTTCGAACTTTGCGGAAGGCCCCCAAACAACTCTCTGCGTTCTTTCCTATCTGCCTCGGGTCATTTGTGAAGAGAGAACGACACTTCACAAAAGGGATCACCTTGAAATTATGATTTAGATAGGTCGAATTCATCGTCACGAATGATGATGAATAACCTGTCTTCTTCTCATTTAAGGTTAATCCGAGACCCGGAGCGCTAAGCCTATACTCTCGGCACCAAACTTCACTGGCTTCTACTGCGAGATCGTCGCCGTTGATCAACTTGGGCGTTACCTCACCTGTTCTCTCATCCACCCAACAAGCAGCAATAAAATTTTGCATGCAAAGGAGCGGGAAAGAAAGGAGGTTACCCATAAGTTGACCGGTGGTCGGAGTCACCACGCAAGTAGAAAGCCCGGAAATTGCCGGACGTAAGGAGGCGCGAGCAGAAGAGAAAAGAGGAGAGAGGGATGCAGGAGAAAGGAAGGCTAGCTCATCAATGATCGCCTCAGCAACCTCAATTGGAAGACCGTCTGTAGCAGCAGAAAAATCTGCGGACAGATAGGTCTTACCGGGGGAGAACCCGGCCTTATTCAAAGAGGCACGGGTAAACTCTCCGCGGAGTAGCCATGAGTTATCGCTGAGCCGGTCATAAATGAGTTGGTGGAGGGGCCGAAGGTACAAGTAAGATGGGTGGTTCTTCACCAAAGGCCTTGGTTTGCCGGCGTCCTTAGCCACCATAAAGGATGGCTGATGGATCACGACCGGCTCGGAAACCAAGAACTCATCTTGCCTACCTTCCCAATAACTATACGAACCACCATCCTTTCTCCCCGCACAGGTTGTGGAGGAAAACGGAGGGGTGGTAAGTTTAGCCCTCTTCTTTAAGGACTTCTCCTTAATTCCCTTGGGGAACAACTCGCGGACCTTGAAACGCACAAATTCAAGGTAACCCTCTGGCAGGGTCAACTTTCCTTTCGTAAGACGTTTATAAAGATCTGAGGCAAGTGCTCCACCCATGCAGTCACATGAATCTGGCCACGACTTGGTGACCGAATTTAGTGAGGCGGCAAGGGATAAAGAGTCGTCCCGTCCGAGTTGGAACTCGGGGACCACTTCCGAAGAAAGAAAAGAAATAAGAAAAGAAGAAAGAAACCTCTTCCAACTCGAAGAATAATCGTCGCAGACATCGCCCAAACAATGGAGCGCCTGCGGAACAACGATTTTCTGATGGAAGGATGAGGAGAGAAAAGAAATTGCTCGGAGAGAGGCCGAGCGGACCTGGCGACGATACCTAGAGCAGGCATCTAGTGTCGAATGACTGGTCGGAATATCATTTTCCGTGCCGGACATTGCCAGAACCAACAAAACCCTTGGGCAGCTGATAGAAGCGTCCAGTCGCAGTACTTTGGT